ACTTTTCGAGCGTGCCCGAGACGTCCCAGGAGGTTTGGAAGGACTGGGTGGGAAACTCGTGGCCCTTGCCGAACTCCTCCGCGTCGTTCTCGGTGTTGAGCTTTGGGTTCGCGAGCGCGGCGTTGAGCTTGCCGAAGCGCCACATCTGCGCGCCCGAGTTCGCGGTCGCGATGTCGGTCTGCTTCTGCTTGCCGAAGCAGATCAGGACCTCTTGCAGTCTAGTCGTGGACATCTTCCTTCACCTCCGGCTCGGGCGGAGCACACTGAGACCAGCCAGCGTTCATCATCGGCACGAGGACGTCGGGCGTCGCATCGACTTCTTTCGGCTCGCCCTCGCCCCAGGGCGGCCGCAGCCACACTTTGGAATCACTCATCTCCGATCTCCGTAAACGTGATGGGAACCTCGAAATAATCCAACCCCTCGGCGTCGGTCTGCCGCTGGATCAGCGGCAGGTCCATCGGATAGCAGGAAGGGTGGACGGTGGCATTCAGCATCGGCACTTGCGATCCCGCCGGCACGCCTTTGGTGATCAGCCGGAACAGCCGGTAGTAGGCCGCCGGCGGATCGCTCTCGTCCGTCTCCCGCGCCCGCAGGTAGAGCGTGACCCCGTGCTTCCAGACATCCACGTTGCCGAAGGTGCCGGGCGCCGTGCCCTGCCACACGGCCATTACCGCCGGCGCAGGCATCGTGTGGATCGCCTGCGCCAGGCTTGCCTTCTTCGGATACTGGTCGTGGTAGGCGTAGATCCGCTCCGGATCGCCATCCATCTCGGCGACGAGATCCGGAATCGCCCGCAGCATCGCCACCAGGTTGTCTACCAGTTCTGCCGGGTTGATCATCGCTGCCTGCCTCCGAGCGCACGTTCAACCAGAAGCGTGTTCTTTATCTCGTCGAGCACCCGCCGCGCCGCCTCGAGCACGGCGGCCCGGTTCTTCGGCGAGAAGACCACCCAGGGCTCGATCTTCTGGTTGACCCACGCCTTGATCCGGTCCTTGCGGGTTGAGAGCGACGCCTTGGCGCGGTTCTCGCTCACCGTCCGGACCATGAAGTTGCGGAGCATATCGCCGGTGAAGGTGAGATTCCGGCGGTTGCCCTTGCCGAGCCGGGTCTTGCGGATCGCGTATCGCTTGGTGAGGGGTTTCGCCGGTGCGTCCGAGGGCCCGAGCGCGGCGCCCACGCGGTTCTTGACGGCTGCCACGCCCACGTTGCCGATCTTGAACATCTGGTGCTGTCTGAAGTTCAGCAGGTCGAGCCGCAGTTGCTTCTTCTGGTAGACACGGACGCTCGGCATCCATCACACCCACGAACTTGTGCGCAATTGCGCACAAGTCCGACTTCCGGAAAATTTTCCGGAAGTTAGATCTCCTTGCGGAGTCTGAGCACGGCGGCGCCCTCGGCGTCGGCTTCGATATCGAAGACCTTGTAGCGAGCGCCGCCGATCTCGACCTCATCGCCCCTCATAGGCGCCGCGGGCAAGTCCGCCAGCCGCACGAACAGCACGGCGTAGACTCCCGGCGATGAGTCCTCAGCCTCCCGCGCCGGCTGAAACACCGCGCGGACGAGAGCCTGCCCGCCGGCCTCGGGAAGATACGTGACCTCCCGCCCGAAGACCCGCAGGCAGGCCTCGTCCATACGGCTGACCGAATCAGCGAACGCCATCAGGAGAGGAACGCCCCGTTCAGCCTCACCCGGCCCGTGGCGTCGCCGTCGGCCGCGGCCCTCACGGCCACGCCGATCAGCTTGTTGCCGGTCGTGGTCTTCGTGACGCGCTTATTGGTGTCGTCCCAGTAGATGAGGTCGCCGGCCGACCAGGCCGTACTGGCGCCGGTCTCCCGCGTAAGGTCGAAGACGCCCTCAACCTGAAACTCCCCTTCGGCGTCGCTCGCATAGTCCGCCGCCGCCACGCCGAAAATCGAGCCGACCAGCGCGCCGGCTCCAGAACTCACCGCGTACGGCGCGGTGAGCGTCAGCGTTTCACCTTTCTGCACGTAGTTCTTCATGTGTCAGTCCTCCTCGATTAAGCACCCGCGTTCTTCTGGAGCCCGCGCCAGTCGATGGCCTTGGCTCCGAAGTCCAGGCGAGCCTTGATCTCGACGCCATCGACGTCGAAGCCCTGCCGCGTCTCGATGTACACGCCGTCCTGACCTTCGAGGTAGGCGTACTCAATCGTGTCGATCTGGTCCGGCGAGGCGAACAGATACCAGGCCGTCGTGCTCGCCGCATCGAGCCGCGGTTCGGCGATCGGCGTCAGCGCGCGGATGTAGTCGGGCACGAGATCGGCGGATTTCGCCGGCGCGAGATTCGGCGCGATCATCTGAAACGCCGTGAGTTGCAGCGCCACCGGCACCACCAGGTATCGCGGCTGGACGTTCAGCACGGTGACGCCATCGAGCCCCTTCTGCTTGGCCATCGCCGCCATGCCCGCCCCGAGGCCGGCCAAGGCGAGCGCGCTGCCCGCGCCGGTGTTGAGGTTCGCGTGGTTGGCGTGGAACAGCGTCACACCGTCGCCCATCGCCGGGTTCGAGGTGACGATGCCCCACACGGTGTCGCTCTCAAGCGTCGCCGCCGCCACGCCGAAGCCGGCGGGGATGCGCGTGAAGGCGCTGAGATCGTCGTTGATGATCGTCTGGCGAGTGATCGAGACGATGCGGCCGTAGGTGGCGAGCTTGTAGGACTCCTTCGATTCGGCGATCGAGCCGTGGGTGAACTCGCCCTTCTCGTTGACCTTCATCAAGCTCGGCGCTTCGCCCAACTGCACGGCGTTGATGTTCTTGAAGTCGACCGCCGAGCGCCGGCGCGAGAACGGCAGGAAGGTGCGCGGGTAGGCTTCATAGGCCTGGCGCAGCGTTTTGTTCGCGACGTCGGCCAGGATCGAGGGGAAGTCCGAGGTCGAAAGCGCGAGCTTGGCGATTTGGTGGCGCGGCAGACGGCGCGTACGCGTGCCGGAGGACTCGAGGCACTCCTTCGCCAGGTCGAGCAGCGTCTGCCCGGTCCAGTCGCGGCCCAGGTCGTCCTTTAGGGGGAAGACCGCCGGATCGTAGCGGTGCAAGAGCGCCGCCGTGATCCCGGCGCGGCGGGTCTCGGTCTCATCGCGCGTGACTACGGCGGCCGCGCTGCGGATCGGCATGCGCTCGTCCTCTTCAGCCCGTTTGTCGAGCGCAAGCTTACGGAAGTCCTCAATCGAAGTGCCCGCTTCGACATGCTGGGCGATGAGCCGCGCATCGAGGCCGAGCGTCCGGCCGACTTTCTCGATTTCCCGGATGCGCGCGCGTTCGGCCAGCGCCGCGGCCTCCCGCTCGGCATCGAGGTTGATCTTCAGTTCGTCACGGGCCTCTTCGCCCGTGGCGGTCGTGATGGTTTCGTCCATCTTCTGCTCCTGTGGGCCAGTTGCCCGTTCGAACTTGAATCCCGCACCCGGGTCGGCGCCGACGGGTACGAGCGAAACTTCTTCCGGCTCCCAGTCGGTTACCAGCACTTGGCGCATAGCCGCTCCCTGCGGCGTCACATCCTCGACGGCGTGAATCGTCACACCCATCGAAGCGTTGCGCAGGATGCCATCCTGGACGTCCTGCCAGATGGGATCGACGTCGGCGCGCTTCGAAAACCGCACGGCCGCCTTGCCCTGACCGTTCTCGATCCACGCCCGCGTGATCACGCCGATGACGTCATCGACCGTGAAGTCGCGGTGCGAGTTGAGCAGCGGCGCCGAACCGCTCGCCAGGCGGCCCATGCGCACCGCGCCCGGCTCCATCGAAAACCGCATCTCGAAAGGTCCGCGCGCGTCGTAGCGGCGCACGGCCGCGCCCGTGTACCAGGTGAGCGTCGCCGTGCGGTCATTGCGATCGGCTGGAGCGAGCGCCTCAAACTGCGCTTCCAGCCGTTCTCTCGTTGGGGTCATTTTGAAGCTCCTTCTGTTGCGCCCCGCTCTGCGTGACGCGCCGCGGGTCGCAGTCGAGCACGATGCCGCGCTCGTCCAGCAGCCGGTTGATCTCGGCGATCTGCTCAAGCTGCGCATCCGGGTCGTAGCCTTGCTCGGCGATCGCCTGGCGCAGCGTGAGCGTGCCCATGCGCAGCCGGTTCAACGTGGCGACGGAGTCTTTGTACGGGTCGACGCTGCCGAAGCCGGGCGGCGTCCACTCGGCGCGGAACGGCCCGGACTCGGGGATCACGCCTGCCGCGTAGGCCACCGTGAGAAACCGCTCCCAGACCGGCGCGCAGAGCATCGGGATGAAGGTCAGCCAGCGGAAGGCCTCGATGCCGTTGCGGAAGCTGAGAAGCCCCGCGCGGTAGCTCGAGTAGTTCACGCGCGAGAGATCCCCGGTCAATTGCTCGTAGGTGAGCTGCAAGCCCGTGGCGATTTGAGCCTGCTTGGCCGCGACGTAATCCCGGTAGCCGGATGAGGTCGAGGGCGAAGCGAACGTGATCTCCTCGCCGGGCTTCAGGTATTCGATCATGCCCGGCTCGAAGCTCTCGACGCGCTTGCCCGTGACAGGATCCGGCGCCGCCGGCGCGATCGGCGGGCCGTCCGGCCCCTGCGGCTGCGTTACGAACGCCGCAAAGCAGGCCTCGATCTTCTTGCGGACCAGCTCGGCCTCTTCGTATTCGTCGAGATCGCGCAGCGTCACCACGACGGGAGCCAGCCACGGCACGCCACGCACCTGACCGGGGCGGTCCTTGCGGTAGATGTGCAGCACCTCCGAGGCCGGCACGCGAATCGATTGCAGCGACGCCCCGCCGCGCACGCCCGTCTGCACCACATCGCCCGGATGCTGTCCATACAGCCAGTAGAAGATGCGGCGGCCGACCAGGTCGAACTCGACGCCCTGGATGATGTAGCCCGTATCGGTCTTCTGCGTCTTCGCGTGGTCGAGGTAGTCGGGCTCGAGCACCTGAAGCTGCAACGGGACCGTAAGACCGTCGCTTTCGCGCCGCTGCCGGAAGCGCACCAGGCACTCGCCGCTTTCGAAGACGGTGCGCGCCACCAGTGCCTGGAGGCCGTAGAAATCGAGCTGGCCGTCGGCATCGCACTCGTCGATCCATCCGGCCCAGGCAGTGTTGATCAACCGGTCCAGGTCCGCCTGCCCTGTTCGCGCCTGCGCCGTGATGCCAGTGCCGATGGCGTTGCCCACCACCTCGGCCACCGCGCGCGCCGCATAGGCGTTATTGCGAATCAGATCGCGCGAGCGCTCGCGCAGCTTCGCGAGCGCCAACGAGATCTCAGCGTTGGCGGAGTTGCCGGTGGTAATCCATCCGCCTGTGCGCCGGTCGGTGCGTGCGCCTTCGTAGGCCAGACGGATCAGATCTCCCGCGCGCCGCGCGCGCAGCCGGCGCAGTCCTGCTTCGGGCGAGATCCAGGAGATCGCCTTATCGAGCCAGTTCATCCTTTTGAGGTCTGAGCGAAGCTAAAACGATCCGTGGCGGCGCCGGATTCGGCGGCCAGCGCGTCCTTGATCACGGCCCGCGCCTGGAGGAGTTCCTCCATCGAGCGGTAGGTCACGGTGCGGTCACCGAAGCGGACGGTCAGTTCGCCGCTCGCGATCGCCGCCTCGATGGCGTCGAGTTGTTGCTGTGTCCAAGCCACCTAACTTCTCCGGCGCTTGAAGTAAAACGTTGCCCGGGTCCCAAACTCGCGCACGACGGCGACCAGTTCCCACCCCTGCGCGCCATACTCGGCGAGCACGGCCGCCGACTCCGCTTCGCTTGTGATGACGAGGTACTCCCACGTGAACCCGGACGGTTGCATCTGACTTCTGACTTTCATCGCGCGAGCCACTTCCTTCCCCGGTCGCCCAGCCACTTTGCGCGATCGGTGTCGTCCTCCAGCACGGGCCGCGGCCGGTTCGCCGCCAGGATCCGGTCGGCTTCGTTGTCGAGCGACAGCCCCATCGAGACCAGCGCCCGCAGCGCGGCGTAAGCATAGACGCGCGCGTCGAGCGCCTCCTGCCGCACGCCCGGCTTCGGCCGCCACTCGCGCTTCGGCTGCCCCTTGGCATACGTCGTCACCAGCACTTCGCCCAGGAGTTGCTCGAAGTACGCCTCCTCGCGGTCCGCCGGGAAATGCGAGTAGCCGGGCGTGCCCGGCGTCGGATTCCTGAGCCGCCCGTAGATCGTCTCCTTCGCTGTGTCGGTACCGACGATCCACGGCTTCTCACCGCGAATGTTCTTCGCCGTCGGCTTGCGCTGCCAAACCGGCAGCGGGCCGCCTTTACCCTTCACCGCGAAGATGCGCCGGTGATAGCGCGTGCGGCAGAACTCATACACCGCCTGCGATTCGTAACCCGAATCGATCGCGCACGCCGCCACCGGCAGCGAGATCCCGGTTTCGTGTGGCCAGCGGCGTTCCAGGTACGTGTCCAGCTCCTGCCAGACCAACGCGCCCGAAGGATCGCCCGGCAGCACGCGGTACTCGATCGACCACGACTCTTCGCCGCGCCCCCATCCCACGAGTTCCAGCTCGAGCCGGTCCTTCTGCACGTCGACGCCGGCCGTCAGCACCACGGCTCCATACGGCGCCGCCGCCCGGTAGTGCTCGCGCCGCGCCATCACCGCGGCCTGGTCGACCGTGGTCTCGGCCGCATCGTCCCACGGCTCGGCCAGCACCGTGTTCACAAACTCACGGAGGGTCTCAATGGACTTCTTGTCCGCGAGGAACTTCTTCGCCAGCGCGCCCCACTTGCGCCAGGGCGAGTACAGGCCGTTGATCCAGAAGCCGGCAATGTCGGTGACCTCGGGCCGCGCCGCGCGCCACTCGCCGGCCTTGAGCATCTGGTGCTTCTGCCAGTCGGCGATGAGCTTCGAGCAGTGCGCGCAGCGGTACTCGGCCTTCTCCGGCGCATCCTTGGGCCAGACGAGGTTGCCCCAGGCGAGCACCTGGAACGCGCCGCAATGCGGGCACGGCAGCCAGAAGCTCTGCTGGTTCGAGTTGAGCCAGGCCTGCTCGATGCGCGAGGCGCCCTTGGTCGTCGGCGTCGAGCACAGCACGATTTTCCGGTTCCAGAAGTTGGCCGTGCGCGTGATGGCGAGGTTTACCGGATCGCCTTCACTGCCCGCGCTTGCCGGATACCGGTCTACCTCGTCGAGCAGGCAATATCGAATCGAACGCATCGCCAGGCCGGCAGGTGAGTTCGCGGCCGCGAGCGTAATCGAGCCGCCCAGAAACTTCTTGTGCAGGATCGTGTTGTTCGAATCGCGGCTGCGCGCATCCGCCACCTTGCCGCGCAGGCACG